ACGGGAAGTAAACATCTATTTTGAATTTTCAATCAAAATATCCCGGAGAAAGAAAAATGTTAGCAGTTAGTTTAGTCTTTGGTTCATTCCTGGCCGTTCTGTTTCTTATACTGGGACTTGTGATTGGATGGACCGCAAGAGAGTATATGATGAATTATCGGGAAGTACCGAGACCTCACCCCGAAATGTTTGATGAGCAGGGTAACTTAATACCTGACGAGGTAATTGCATTTAATTTTGAAAACTATCATGACGACAACAACGAAGAAGAAGACAACAAAGAGTAAGGTAGTATCATTAGAACTACCAAAAAATCCATT